GTTAAAACCGAGACGTCGGAAGCATATGATGTCATATTAATCTCCTATATTATAGGTGGGGCGCGAACCCCACCCAGATTAAACCTTATACAATACCAGTAAGGTTGATTAATGAATAATCGGTAGTCACGTTAACAATCATAACTACACCAATTACTTGTATTACATCTCCTGCGGCTGGGCCAACAGCGCCAACGGCACCTAACGGCACTGCGTGGTTACCAACTACTAAAGTTCCTGAAGTTAACACTGTTGCAGGCCCTGAGACTGCAAACCATCCATAAGCACTAGCAGCCATGTCTACTACTGTTACACCAAGTGTAGCACCTGTAGTTGTGGCAGCTTGACCTATTAACCCACTACGAGGGTCAGGTATTAATGTAACTCTTGAACTTGTTGTTATAGCTGTTGCTAAATCATCGTAGCAAGTAATAACAATAGAAGGATCGCTTGAATGATCGTGTGCTGGATTAGATTTAATTCTAAGCATTTGGCCTTCACCTGCAGCATCGTTTACATAAAGATAACCATTTGCGTATTGGTTAAGAGTAATGTCAGTACCAGCAGTTTCTACTGATATTGCTGTTTCACCCGCTGCTACACCTGCTGTTGGTGTTAAATCAAAATGGTGTGCAATTGATGCAGCGTGAGTTACACATTTACCTGCGGTTACTGCAACTGCTGCTAATCTACCATATGCATAAACAGTATTACCATAAAGTAATCTACTTCCTAAAGGAAATAACTCTGTAAGTCCTGAAGTAAACGGATCAACAGTATTATATTGGCTACCACCTTTACCTACGATAAAGTCAGCAGGGCCATATCCTGTTGTTGCTACATACTGAGTATGTGCGCCAGAATCAGTAAAAATATTACCGTCTGCATTAATTACTAAACCATCAGTGATGGCTCCCGTCGCTGCTGTTACATCAATAGTTTTGAAACCATTTTTTGAGCGGACAGCACCGTTAAATGTTGTATTAGCCATGTAAATCTCCTTGTCGTGGCAAATGTCAAACGTAGAATACGTCTGTCAAGGTAATTTCTGTAGTCTATAGTAAAAAGGGGTAACCCGCAAGTCACCCCTCTAAGTTTTTTACGCTCCAGGTGAACCGAAGATCCCTAATGGATCTGATACACCAAAGCTGTACCGCTCACGAGCCTTGTAACGACTATTACCTGTATCAAAATCAGCGTCCATAGAGGTTGCCATTTTACTACGTGTAAAGTGTTTAAGACCATTTGGTACATCAGTTAACATAAACCAAGCATCTGTATCTGTTAGATAGTGGTTTACTGTGTAGCCTCCAGGAACAGCGCCATTGCTGCGGATTGCGTTTAGATCGTTATCTGCTGTGCCTACACGACCTTCTGTTTCCAACAACCTAGTAGCAACGAATTGCAAGTTTGGTGGAATCACAAGTTTGCGAGGTTTTGCAGCGATCAACAAGCCGCGCTCGTCTGTCCAACCTGCTACTTGAATGATAGCGGCTTCAAGAGAAGTCTCATTCAAATCTGCCGCAGTAGATGGCTCATTCGAGTTAGTGCCACCACTGATTAGCGGGTGGTCAGTAGCACAAAGCTCTTTCCCATCGCCATAAGTAGTGCCTGAAGCAAAGGCATTATTAAGAATTGTAGCTGCCTTAACTTGTTTTGTGTACGCCATAGCGCGAGCAAGTGCTTTAGTATAACGACCTGATAAAGAATCATACAGGTTGTCTTCAATAGCCTCTTCAGTAATTGAAAAGCCCATTGCTACTGTCTCGTGTGTATAGCGAGCGGTGAATGCTTCCTGTGCAGCGTCATATTCGATGGCAGAGCCCTCGTCTTTAACGGGTGCGGCTGAGAAGCCTGATAATTTTACTTCTTCTTCAAAAGAACGATCAGAAGATTCTGTTTCAAAAACCTCTGCATGTTCCTCACCGTACTTAGCATATTCTAGCCCAAAAAGAGCATTAAGTCCAGGAAGTAGTTCCTTAAGAAGTTGTGCGCGTGATATTGCCATTGTTCATTACTCCTTATACGCCGACAGTGTGATCATAGCGATGATAACCAGCAGTGAATTTCACAAGAAACTCAGTAAAGTTACCAGAACTATTTTTAGTATCTTCGACTACATCAATAACTGTAAACGGTAGTACACTTGTTACATTATTGATAAACACGCCCATACGACTATTGCCTGTAGTGGTCAAACCTGTATTTAACACAAGTTCTGCATTACAAGAAATTGTAGTAGCGCGAGTTTTTGCTAGTGGCAAAAGCCCAGTTGTTGCGCCGTCAGCAGTTGTATTTGTAACGTTTACAACTTTAAATATTGCGTTAGGATCGTCTACAACAATCGCTTCAATATCGTCTGCTACCGTGCTTGCGGGATAATGCTGACTAAACAGTTTGTACCCCAAAGTAGGATCAGTATAACTACAACCAACAAAAACACCGATAACGCCAGCAACTGCTGAAGTGTTGTTTTGTAGTGTAGAAATAATGACAGTACCATCGCTCGTATACTGCACCACATCACCATTAAAGATAGCTGTGCCGTAGTTTGAAGCAATGGGTATTTTGCGAGTAGATCCCGCATAGTTACGCCCGCCAACTAGGTTGACTGGCTTTAGCCCGTAAGGGGCTGATATAGTAGGATAAGCCATATTTAGGACTCCATTAAAAGATTAAAATTAATTCCCTTTTCCAAAGGTAACCTTCGATTTCCGATCATTAAAGAGCGGCATTCTTGGGTCATTCTCTCGCATGAGGTTGCTATCCACTGATTTTATTTGGTTATCTGTCTGCTGCTGATAATAGTTGCTGCGTTCATTTACCATCTCAATCGGAGCTTTACATAACATCAAACCACCAATAACAACGTTATCTGCAAATCGTTCGTTCTCTACAGTTACCATTGTAATTTCAGGATGATCTGAAGCTTTTGCTGGCTCCCAACCTTCACGTAATTTTGAAGAAACATTTGTGGCGTCAACTTGTCCTTGATTACTTGTTCGAATCCAACGAAATGCGTATCCAGGCTGTGGGGTCGGTGAAGGTAATACTTCAGGACGTGTCCAAGCTTGTTTACGTGTTGTTGTTTCACGATTAGTTAATTCACGGTCTATGCGATTTTCAGCCATTTTCTTTCCTCATTTCTATTGCAACCTGTTTGGCGTATTGTTCTGGAGTTAGTCCAAGTCTTTTTGCTACAGATACTTGTGTTTGCGTTAATGTCACTTTTCGAGGTGACGTGCTCCGCGTAGCGGGTGCAACCACGTTTGCCCTGCGTTTAGGCTTTTCTGCCTCCAGTTGTGCAACATCCTCAAACTCATCTGGGAATAGTTGCTGCATACGAGTGTTTATTGCCTCGTAGTATTCGTCGCTTTGAAGGTTCACACCTTGTTTGGCGAGTTTATTATGTAACCCTAGCGCGAGACTTGTCATCTCATCATCAGTGCCGAACCACGGATTGGCTTTCGCCCATGTCTTCGCTCGTTCGTCAGCAACTGGTTGTGCTGGGGTAGATTGAGTATCTGCTACCTTGTTTACAGGAGTTTCAGTGTTCTGTAAAGCTGGTAACTTAAAATTGTTTAACTTATCGGTTTTAATCTTAGCAGCCGTTAAGTTTTCTTGTGCAGCGAGTACAGCATCTGCGTCTCCAGACTCATACGCGCTTTTGTATGCCCTTTTAGCTGTTTCGGTTTCAGACTTTGCCCCTCTCTTAGCTTGCTCTAGCAGAGCTGTCTGATTCTTATTAACGCTGCCTTTTAGTTTTTTATTTTCATCCACAAGCGATTGAGCCAAAGTTTCAAGCTCTTGCTTTTCTCTGAAAGCTGCTTCTTTAGCGCGTCTCTCATCGTGGTAACCTTTACTGAAATGTTGCATGCGTTTACGAACTTTTTCAGAATAATTTTCAAGTTCTTCATCAGTTACATCCTCTGGGGGTTCAGATACCTTGCGGTTTCTATCTGCTTTAGGTGTATCATCTACAACTTCAATTTCTATTTCCTTATCAACTTTGACAGGCTTAGGTTTTTTATCCTCCCCTTCGCCTAAATCAATTTCAATTGCGGATGAACCTTCAACTTCAATTTCTGGTTTATTATCATCTTCCTGTTCGTCAGGAAAACTATATTCTACTTTCTCAAATGCCATTTTCTATTCCTTATGCTCGTGATACGCCACGGGGGTCGTTAACTACGGCTTCTATTGAATCATCGTTCATCAAACGGTACTCAACACCACCGACTTTAAATCTCGTGCCTGTGTTTGCACGAAACATTACATAGTCACCTACTTTACACCAAGGGGTGTTACCAAAACGTTCCACATCAGAATAAGCCTGATCTCCCATATCTAGAACAAGTCCAATAATAGACATAATATGTTCTTGATGTATTATAGTGGTTGTTTTTAGTACCTTGGTATCTGTGAAGGTTTCTTCTATTTCAGGCATTGCTATAAGTACGCGATACCCTACAGGACGTGGTAGTTGAGCTTCAAGCTCTAGCTCTTCGGCCCCATTTACGTCAAGTTCTGCTGTCTCATTCATTGTCGTCATCTTCCATATAATTACGCGAGAGGTCTTCTATGTACTCTATACTGGCCTTAAGACCCCGTATTAGGCCAGTAATCTCCTTGTATTGAGCGAAGTCTTTTGCGCCCCCACTCTCAAGAAAATCTAGTGCAGAGGTTTTATCAACCTCGATGTTATCTTTAAGCACGTCAAAGACGGTTTTTGCCATTATTTATTCCCAGTGTTGTTAGGTTGCATGGTTTTTATTTCTTCAAGATTTAACTTTGCGTTGTTGTTGCGTCGATCTGAAGCCATCTTAATGCCATCTTTCTCGGCATCCATCATAAGCTCTTGCTCGTCTAGTTCTAGCTTCTTAGCGTCTCGCATGGCATCTGCTTGATCTTTCTTAGATTTGCGATCTACTTCAGACTGTTTAATCTGCACTTCTGCTTGTTTTAGTTGGAACAGAGGATCTTGTTGTTGTTTCTGCGCTTGTTCTTGCGCTGCCTGTTGTTGATGCGCTTGCGTCAGATCTTTAGCGGCAGTAGCAACAAGTCTTGCAAGGTTAACCTCAATCTCTTCAGGTAACTGTGCGTTTGGCGCAGGTAGTTCAACACCGAGACGTTCTTCGATATCTTTACGGTATTTAAACCCAAGGTGTTCTGCGATATGTGCTTGAAGAGAAGCCATTATCTGCTTGGCTTGTGGGTTCTGTCCAATCATTTGTGCAACCATCGGATCTTGCATAAACGCCATATGTGTTGCGATGTGGGCGTCTTGATCTTGGTACATAAACGCTTTCATCGGTTTACCCATTAACGCTGCCATATTCTCGCTGATAGGATCTACGGGTTTCATGTCGTCTTTTGTTGGAACAAGTTTATCTGCATTCTTGACTCCTAGTACTTCTATCATCTGCCTGTGCAACTGCGGTAAGTCGTATATCTGCGGTGCTTGTTGTGACATCTGTAGCACGGCTTGGTATTGTACCACTCTTTGCGCCATAGTAGAGCTATTAGGGTCACTGACAGGGATAACATCTATTAACATGTAATCAGATTGCCGTGCGCTTACTTCTCCTCTAGCGGGCTGGTACGCATACTCAGTAGGAGCGTATTCTGCCATTAACATCTTTAAGAGTTTAAACTCTTGTTTCATAGCGTAATGAACACGTGCCTGTACTGCAGCCATCGGTTTAAGCGTACGCTCTAGAAGTGCGAGGGTGGTTCCAACAGGAGCATTAGCTGACATATCTGAGATGTTCATGTCACTAATAGCGCCGAGTCTACGGCCTTCTTGTGTTATCTTGTCTAGGAGTGCGAGTAGTGTCTGGCTAGGCTCCTTATAAGGTAGAGGCATAATGTTGTCACGGATGCTGCCCGATGGTACGTCTACATCTTTAAACTCACCAGGTGTAATAGGGGCATCGTCACCCTTGATACGTAATCCACGCGATTTCAACCCGCCAGGGAGGTTAGCGAGTGTACCAGCGTCTACTAATTGACGTATCAAGGATGTTCCCGCCTTGGCATAACCACCTATAATGTGGATTAGTCCAAGCCCGTAAAACCCAAATCCTGGAACATATACATAGTGCACAAAATGTTGACGCTTTAATGTCAGCTCGTCATCTTGGCTCCAATTCCTACGTATTGATAGTATCTCGTTAGAGCCACGCTCCAACGTTACAACATATGGTTTAGCTATATCATCCTCGTCAGAGTCGCCAACACCATCAATTACAAGGTCGGCATGTATCTCATAAACAGTAAAACGGTCATCATCAGTAAGTGAATACCCGCCTTCTTCTGCTTTGCGCTCTTCTACGTCAGAGTGGTACGGTTGGGGATCTCCAAGATCTACTTCCCTGTAAAACCCATTAGCCTGTAGTTTCTTTAACTCGTTCTTTGTCTTACGCATAACATGGGTAACACGTTCTGCGGTCTCTATATGTGATGCTCCGTAAGGCACGATAACATCTTCTGCTGGGATATACACTGCCATCTGGCGTCCCATATTAGGATCGTAATATACTTTCTTAAACGCTGAACCTGCTAACCCAAGACTGTAGAGCATTCTCTCATGTTCTGGGCGATACTCAACCATATTCTCGGTAAGCTCGTAGTTCATGTCCGCCTTAACACGTTCGGCAGCTTCTTCTTTTTCTTTAGTTTCTTCCCCTAAAATCTTTGTTTTTACAGGCCCAGCGGAGGGAAACGTCTCACTCATTGTCTCTGCTTGGAACCGTATAGCAGCTTCTGCTAATACTGTAGAATACACACCACAAGCACCCTCCCAAGGCTCTGTGCGTTCTTCATACTTAAATCCGAGTACGTCTAAACCTTTAACAAAGGTGTCTGCCCACTCTTTACGGCTGTCCATGTCGGACTCAACCATACTACCTATATCGTCGGCAAGCTCGTGTAGAGCACTCTCTTCTAACACTTCTGCTAGATTTTCATCAAACTCCCCTTCCATAGCACCTTCCGCATCGGGCATTATGGTTATCTCCATGCTCCCATCGTCTAGTGTAACGCTCTCAGGGTTTACAATCTCAATCTCTAGTTCAGAAGTTTCT